AACAATCAGGCCTGTGGACAAGTCTGTAAAGACCTGCACCATGGTTTTCTTATCTTTAGACCTTAGAGCCACATAGCCCCATGTGGGGAGCATCAGCGTTTCCAGTAGCGGTTGGCAACCTTGAAATAAGCCCATGAGAGGCACCAGCCAAAAAGTACGGCTATAAACATTTGTTCGTGGTTGTAGGTTTTCATGCCCAGCCCTTCACAATCTCCATACCCTTTTGGGTGATGGCACACACAATGCCCTGAGAGCCACTTGTAAGCGCCCTACGGATGCCTAAGTCCTCAATTAGACCTAGAGTGCGCAAATCTGAGCAACGCTTCCAATAGCCCTTAATGTCGTGACCGTTCAGCGCGGCTCTAGCGCCTGCTTCCTCATCTGTAAGGCCAAGAGTGGCGTAGAAATACTGTTCGAGCAGCACAGCCCTGTGGGTGCCTACCCTGACAGGGTTGGCTTGGCGTGAGGTTTCAGGGTCTGAAGCCCGAAACAGTGGTAAATCCTCTAAGAGGTAATCTTTCATGCGTGACATTTTGTGTTTCCTTTGGTTGAAGCCCTTTGAGTGGCTGGTTGTTACTTTACACATTTTGAGAAGTCGGTGGTGGATATCCCAATGGAAACAAAGACACCCACCACCTAGCCCCAGTAACGCTCAAACAATACTGGGAGTCCTTTAAGGATATGGGATTGCGTCCCACGCTTTTTGAAAATGGTCTGGGGTTTGGTTGGCAAGTTCTATGTGGAACCAGCGTGGGTTTCCTTCGTATGAGCCTGCGTTGTCTGTCGCTGTGAAGTGTTTAATGCCAGCCTTGCCTTCACCTCTTGAACAGCGATACCCGGCACCGTAGTCAGACCATGCGTACCAGTGCATCTCACACAAACCAAGAGCCTTCGAGTTAGCGATGAACCAATCCCAAATGATGCGAGCCTGTGCTTCGTCTTTGTATTGCAGATCAGCTGCATAACCTGTGGCGTGTACTGATAGGCCGTTGCCGTTGCGCATTTGGCGATTCACATAAGTGCCTAGGTTGGTCATTTTCCAACGTGCTTTGCAAAGTTCTACAAGTTTGTTTGTGACGGGTTGAGTTTGTTTTCCGTCCCATGATGGGTAATACGGGTATGGGCGGTTACTCATGATGCTGGTGGTGGGTCTTTTGGTTTGTCTTTAAGGCCGTTGCCAGCAAGCAAGCCGATAAGGCCACCTGCGAGTGTCATAAGCATTGGCGAAAGGATTGCCCAAGCCTCTGAGTCATTGGGGGCTTGCTCGGTTGGTTGTACTACAAAAAGCAGGCCGTATAGCAGGGCAACGATTGAGAACAGGAACGCGCTCGAGAGGCATACGCCTACAACAAGAATTAAACGTGCTTTTATTTCTTCATTGCTAAGTCGTTTTTCTAGTTTCATGGGCATTTGCTTTCTATGAATGATTTGCTGGCTTTGTCGGTTGTTTGGCAGTTGTGGCGTACACGATCACCGCAGGATGTGAGGGTAAGCAGGGTGAGACTAAGCAGGGCTAGGCGTTTCATTATGAGTACTCATAGGTGCAATTTATAAATATGCCGTCAGTGCTTGCAAATGTGAAAGGAGCAGTCGCACCTATGTCGCCAAAACCACCAGCGCTATATTTGAAACCTACTTTGTTGGCAACGTTTGCGCGGTGGCCTACAACTGTATAAACCGTTCCTGCACTGGTGTCTTGTATGTAACCAAAGCCAATAGGAAAAAAAGCGTTTTCATTAGTTGTGTTTGTCAAGGGAAGGCTTAAATAGTATGAGCCTGTTCCATATGTTGATGTTGAGCCAGTTGTCAATGCGATTTGCACTACAACAAGTTTATTTATCTGACAATAACGACCTGTCAAAGTGCCGTTGCCCAATGCTGGGGCTGTGCCTGATGATGTCCACGTAGGCGTGTAGGTTACCCACGCCGCGCCAATACTGTTCATGGTCGCAGCTGTGAGCACCTGCCCACTGGTTAGCCCTGCCGTGTATTGAGTTGCCATATTTTTTTATCCTAACTATTACCAACCAAGACGGCTGGTATCTAAAATGCCTTGAGTTGTTGAATCAAGTATAAAATAAGAATAATACTCAATTGGCGATAAATAAACAGTTACATCAGTTTTATCAGGAGTGCCACTAAACGACATCCCTTCAATAATTGTTTTAACCGTTTGCAATGATTGACCTTGCGCTTGCCATTCCAAAGTTCCTGCAGAAGTTAAATTTGACGCGCTTAACATTCCCTGCAAATAAGTGTAAAAAGCAGTTGCATTACAACTTACATCACTAAAATCAACTTCATATCTGTATGTCGCTGGGTCGCCTTGCATAGTGCTTAACCATGACGCAAGACCAGCCGCCTGATCAGTAGTCGAATCTGCAGTACTAACACTGTAGCCACTTATTCCGTAGGCAGTCTGTGAAACAGTGTTATTAGACAACTGTGACGCGACTGTTTCTGGGGCAACTTCTACTTGGTTCATAAAGTTGTCACCTAAACCAATACGTCTAAAGTTTGTGTACGAAATTACGGTTGAGGAATTGCCTGTGCGTTTTAGATCAACTGCAGAAATATAAAGACCAGTTTGTTTACGACTAATAAAACTAATTACGTCTGTAAAAGTTTTTAATTGGCCTCTTTCAGTGTTGTTTAAGATATTTAAGCGATTCAAAATTGTGCCGGTATAAATAGACGCTGTGCCACTAGCCGTTGAGTCACCAGTACCAACAACATAAATTTGAGGCGCTGAAGCAAAAGGCGCGTTTGTCTGAACTGCCTGTGAAAGAGTATCGGTTTGTGTATAGTTAAAATTCTGTAATGTAAATTTGCCTGCTTGCGAAATGAAGTCAATACATTGCACTGTTGCCGTAGAAAGTCCCGTGTTGCCCGCGTAATCGTTATAATCAACTGTTGTAACTTTTCCTTCCCAAGCAGGATTACCGTTCGAAAAGTTGATTTTAACTTTTGTGCCTCGAACAAACGAAGCCGCCTGATTTGTGTTGTTTTTTATTGTGACTGAAAAGCCGCCACCCGCATAGTTATCTAAATAGTTTTGACGGCCCCAAGTACCAGAAAACGAAAGAACGTCAGTAGTGAAAACGGTTGAAGCTGCACCGTAAACAAATATCCAAGCGTGTTTAGCCATTACTGCACCTTTACAGGAACTTTGCCAACATTGCGGTTGTATGCCTGCAATGCTCTAACAACCTCGTTAGGGTCTGCGCCTTGAACAGTAATGTTGATTGTGTTGCCACCGCCACTAAGCCCCATGCTGCCAATTTTGTCAAGAGGAATAATGGCTTCTGGGCCAGCCTCACCAGCTGTAATTGTGGTTGCCCTAGTCACGATGCCACCGTCAGCCATCAAAGTGCCCATGCCAAAGTTAAAGTCAGAAAAGTCAATAATGTTAGAAGGCAAAGATGGAGAAGGCGCAGCTTTGCCAGCAATCGTGTTCTGGATGCCTTGCAGGTAGGACTGTGCAGCAGTGACGCCAGCACTGTAAAACTTGCCAGCAGCGTTCTTGCCCATCTGATCAGCAAGAGTTGTCATACTTTCTGTCAAGGTGTTAGTACGCAAAATTCCATCAGCAGAGCCAAGGATTTCCTCAGCAATTAAAGTGCCGCTGTTAGTGCCTGCAGCTAAGACCTGCGATAGCGCTGCCTCTGACAAGCCCCCAGCAATCAAACGATTAACTAACACCCCAAAGTTTTGTGCCTTTTTGGCTTGTGCCTCTAGTGAGTCTAGGAACGTTAAAGGCTTGCCAGTGACGTCTAGCGCGTTCTGTAGATCAGCAACGTTTCCTGCCGCCTCTGATTGTGCCTGCCCAAAGTTAAAAGTCTCAGTAACAGCATTGCCAACAGTCTTTGCAAAGTCATTAAAAGCCCCTTGAGCAGCTTCTAGTTTTGCAGTGGCATCATCAAGTTGCGCATTTAACTGGTCTTTAATAGCTTGCGCTGCTTCTTTGGCTGCAGCCTTAGTTTTAGCCAGCGCATCTGCTTTTTTCTTATTAGCTGCTGTGGCTTTGTCTGTGGCAGTAGTTGTTTTGTCAAGGTTAGTTTCTAGTAACTTCTCAAAACCAGCTAATTCTTTTGTTCTGTTAGTTACTCGACTTGTTACTTGTTCATTTCGTTTAAGACTGTCAGCAAAATTGCCTACAAAGTCATTTACTTTGCCAACAACAATTCCTAGGCCTTTCATTGCTTGAGCAAAAGGCAGCACAATTACAGCAAGTTTTACAAATCGGTCTAGCCATTTGCCAGTTGATTTTTCAACCTTGTCAGTGTTTGTTGTCAAATAAATTAAGACATCTGCGTAATCGTTAAAAGTGTCTAAAGTATTTTTTAAGACAGGGAGAAACAAAATGCCCATTTGGGTTTGCAGGTCTTTAAGTTTTGCAGCAAAAATGCGTTGTTGATTAGCTGCATCTTTAGAAGTCTGGGCAAAGTTGCCTTGTTGCAAAGCTGTTTTTTCAAGAATTACAGCTTGTGCTGCAAGGCTTTTATTTGCCGGGGTTAAAGCTTCTTTAGTTGTTTTGACTAAGCCGAGAGCTAAAGCCTTCTGGCGTAAAGTTGCGTCGTCTAGCAATACGCCGTAACGCCTTAAAGGTTCTGCCTCGCCACGCAATCCAGCGCCTAAAGCCAACACTGCATCCTCAGGGCTAGTGTTATTGAACGAAGCCAAGTCACTTGCTAGTTGTGTGAACTTGATAGACATTGTGGTTAGGTCATTGCCCGTTAATCCAGCTGCTTGACCAAGTACGCCAAAGGTGCCTGCAGCCTTTAAAGCTTCGGTTCTAGATTGACCAATTTTAGATGATGCCGTTTTACTAAAAGCAATGATTGAGTCGCTGGCAGTACCAAAGATTTGTTTGGCTTTGCTTGTTTCCTCGTTTAAGTCGCTAGCCATTTTGGTTGCTTTATAGGCAACAACAGCCAAAGTTGTTAAGGCTGCAGTGGCTGGCACCATGCTGCGCTTCATGGCAAAAGCAACTTTGTCGCTAGTTTTTTCTAGTTGCTGAAACTGACGTTGGGCTTGTTTTATGCCACCGCTGTTGAATTCTGAAACTATGTTAAGAATTACGCTCATTTAATCCTCATTGCATTGTTGGTTTGGATCATGACTTTATTAACTAACTGCTTAACTTGCAGCTGCACGTTGTAACTAGCAGAAGCATAGGCTTTGTAGATGACACGGGATGGGTTGCCAAACCTGTCTGTAAGGTTTTGACCTAATACGCCTTCGCGGCCCATATCAAATATGGTTGCTTGTGGGCTTTTCCACCTAACACCAAAGACACCTAGGTTTTGAGTCCTGCCGCTTGGGGCTACTCGTACTTTCTTGGCGTTTGTAAAAGCAGATAGGTTTTTCTTTACGCGAGCATCAGACCAGCTCATAATGTCAGCGCCTGACTTGCCTTTCCATGATCTAGCCATGCCAGACAAAGGTGCCCCAGATGGAAGCATTGTTTTTGCGTCTGCAATGACTGGCTGAACAATCTGCTTAAAGTCCCGGGTGATTTCACGGCGCAGTTTTTTATCTATGGTGTTGATTTCTTTAAGAGCTTCTTTAAGCCCTGAGAATTCCATAGTGAGATTTACTGCCATTACTTGCGACTTTCGTTAATCATTTTGATGACTGTCGAGAGGTCGTCAGTTGTGAACTCTATCTCATTAGGCCAAAACCCTGTGGCAATAAGCACCGCCGCTAGGGAATGTCGGTAGGTGCCTCGGAGAAAGGGTGGTCGTTGTCCTCGCTCGCTATGTCAAGGCTGACAAGTTTTTTTATAAAGTCATCAAAAACAACAGGCACGATAATGCCGTGGGTTTGGCAAGATGACCAGCAAAGAAAAGCTAAGTCCTCAATGCCAATACCGTTAGCCATCTCTGACGCTTTGGTTTTAAACTTGCGTTCCCATTGTGTAACAGCCCAAAGATTGGTAGTTACTGTGAATGGGCCTTCGCCTATGTCAGCGGTTAGCTCTAGTTTCATGTCGGGTTTCCCTTGTTGGTTTGGTTATGCGATTGCAGCAGCGTAAACACCACCACGGAATGTCAGCGTAATGCTTGACAACTCACCAAGGGCAGCATCAATAACTGGCAAAGACTCAAGGTATGTGCCCGTCAAAGTAAACGATGGGTTAGTAGCGCCTACAGCCGATGAAGTTGGTTTCATAACAACTGTGGTTGCTGTGCCAACAAGAGCTGCCAAAGTGGCGTAGGTCTCTGTGGCTGCATAAGACATAAACAATTCAACAGTGAGTTCATGGTCTCCCAAACCTGCTGTGTAAACACGGGAAGTGCTACCAAAGGCAGTGGACTCCAAAGCATCGTATTTAACGGTCAGCGTTGCTGAGGTTGTCTGGTCTGACAGATCAACTGCATTAACTGTGAGTGATGGGTTAGAAAGGTATGTGCTGGTTGCCATGGTGGTTACTCCTCTGGAGATGTTTCTACTGTTTTAGCAGATTTGGATGGGGTTTTGTCGGATTTAATAAAGCCACCTTCAATGAGGGCTTCAATGTTTGTTTCCTCAGAAGGCTCGAACTTGTCGCCCGGGGTTCCAATTCTTGGTGAAATGATTGTGTACATGATTTGCCTTACGCTGTCTGTGCTTGTATGGATACTACTAGGTCATAACAAGGGTATTCGGCACCGCCAATAAGGTAAGCCGTGGGCTGGCCGTTCATAACTATGACGTTGCTTGATATGACTTTGGCTGTGATGTCTAGAAGCTGGCGCAGCACTGGCAAACTAGCAGGGCCAGAGCCAAGCACCTTGATAGGAAACGTCACATTAAGGATGTTGCCGTTGCCTGCAAAGGTTGTAAACGATGGCGCGTCAATAAAGACACAGTTAGCAACAATTTTGGTGGGGTCTGTTACAACCCTCAGCCCAGAAATTGTGGCTATCTTTGCCGCCACATCATCTATGGCTTCGTTCAGCAGGTCTGTATAAGCCATTTAAGCGACCTGTGGGCGGTGGATGCCCAGCAACTGCTTGATAACTGGAGTCATCGCTGAGACGCTTGCAGTGCCCATACCGTCAAAGGTAGCGAAGGTGTCTTGAACGCTGCCACGGGCACGAAACAGAGCCGCTGCATACATGACTGTGCCAAGCGTGGCGTCGTGTCCGGGTGAAGTTGTCAAGCTGTCAAAATAGCCAGACTCTTGCCTACGCCTGTAGCAAAAGTCGTTAGCTGCGTTTGCGGCTTGAGTTGCCAGCGTGTAGTCATCACTGGGGTTTGTAATGTCTGTGCCCAAATATGTGATCAAGTTTGCCACGGTTGTCCATGTGCAGTTCTGCGTATAGGTAATAGTCCCAGTAGCTGATGCTATGCGGCTGAGGTCTGCACCTGTGCAGGGAAACAACACCTGATTAGGAATAGGGATGTTGCTGTCAAATTGCAAGTTTCCTTGGCTGTCTGTGCCTATGTACTCGTACTGGGGGAGTGCATAGACAACAAACGTGCCATTGAAAGGTACAGCGACACTGGCAACAGTGATGGGTTGCCCCACCTCTATTTCCGTCTCTGTCAGTGTTTGTAGCACTGCATAGTTATCTAGCAGTTGCTTGAAAGTGACTGTGTATATAGCCATGGCGGCTGGCCGCCTTTCTGACTAAGCCTGAGTGATTTTGCGGATCATGCCCGGGATGGCTGCAAAGGTTGAAACATAGCCGTGGAAGCTCATGTTGCGACCCAACACTGCTGGCTGTTCAACGCTCATAAGGCCACGAATTGACTCGTAGAACTCGTAAGCATCGCCTTGGCCTTGGCCTACGCGGGTAATAACCATTGTCTTGGCAGCGAAGTTGCTGTCCACTACAAGCTGCAAGCCAAGTGGGTTGCCGTTCCATGAAGTTGCGCTTTGCGATCCTGCGGCGTTGT